CCCGAGCCAAGACTGGTAGTTCAATCGGCTATTTTTTCTAGTTTCGCTGAGCCATCAATTTTTGTTGGCTGCCCACCCGTTTTACGTATCCGTTTATAGGCATCCAAATCTTTGTCAAGTACACGTTCTTTAGCGTTCAAATCTGCGACATTGTGACGTGTCGGCATCGCCGAACCTGACACACGGACATGGCTGATACGGCAAGCGAAGCAGCCTTCAACGTCTAGATTCGGATGTGTTTCCCTGTGTTTCATAATCCCCTAACTGATATATGCGCCGTAACCTGCCGATGTTAAAGCCGCAACTTCGGCGGCGTCAACAATGTTATCTGATCCACCCCAATAAACTTTGCTGATCGTAGTGATGTCGTTCGGTTCGTTTTCTGTGAACGTGCCGTCAGTCAACAAGAACACGTTTCTGCCCCGTGGTTCGTTGTCGAAATGTTTGAAAAGGTTGAAAGCCAAACGGACTTCTTCGGATGCGAACTCGTTCGGTGGAATACCGAGCGCCACAAAGTCGTCTGTAGGTGGGTTAAAGATACTCATGTTACGTAACTACCATAGCCTGCTGATACAAGTTCGTCTTTTTCTTCTTGGGTTACAAAGTTTTTGGTGCCACCCCAATAAACTTTTGACACCTGATCGTATTCGCGTTGTTCAACTTCGGTGAATGTGCCGTCAACCAGTTTGTATACGTTCACACCAGCGTATTGTGGGTCGGCGTAACGGAACAGTCGACCAGGGATACTTGTATCAAACCTGTCGGCTGAACGTATCTCGGTTGTTGACGGTGTACGGAACAGCAACAGTTTGACCTGTGTGGCGCTCTGTGTGCCCGTACCTGTGGCTGTGGCTGTGCGCTGGCAGACACGGGCCGAAACAATGCTGCGAGTACCGGTACCTGAACCTGTAGCAGTACGGAACCTTGTAGTGAAACTCGTGGTGCTGGATGCCCCTGAGCCGTTCCCTGTTGCGCTACGAGGGGCGATATGAAGCGGGGTGGCACTAGATGACCCCAAACCTGACGCTGATCCTGTACGGGCGCGTGTGACCTCAAACGTGTTCGATGATGTACCTGTGCCTGAAGCAGTAGCGGTACGCAAAACGACACGCAAACCTGTAGCAGTCTGAGAACCTGTACCTGAACCTGACGCTGTGAAAGCACGAATGACATTACGGGTAGCAACAGATGAACCTGTGCCAGAACCCGTAGCGGTACGGGGCGCAATATGCAAACCAGTAGCACCACCAGCGGTAGTACCCTGACCACTAGCAGTAGCAGATCGGGGAACGACACGTTCACCTTCAGCGACACTAGAACTAGTACCAGACCCCAATGCCGTACGTTTGGCGACAAGCACAATAGTTGTCGATGATGAACCTAACCCTGATGCTGACGCCGTACGCCCAACTATCCGTAGACCTGACGCCGATTGTGTACCTGTGCCTGCACCTGTGGCGGTACGTGCGGTTACACCACGAAAGAAACCTTGAGTGTTCGCAAACGGTGACGCAAAATAAATAACTTTGCGCGGCGCATAATTCGGTATTTCAGCGAACTCCCTGAACCCAGGGGTGTCCGTGAACCCGAAAGTAAAATCGGTGACTCCAGTAGCCATAGGGCTACCTCACCCTAATCGAGGCTGAGAGTTAACGCGGTGATCTGAAACGTGTCACCGGCAGTAACAGCCGCAGATGACGACAAAGCGCCAGTCCACAAACAGTTACCCGCAGTTGAATTATCCCACAAAGAAAAATGCGAATAAGTTTCCGTAGTAGAAACATTGGTCCATTCGATAGTTGCCGAAGCAGCCATAGAACCGCTTGAAGCCGCACTAAACGTAACTTCTTTACGAGTTGTTTCCGTAGCAGCATTGCTTGTACCTGCTTCACCAGGATCACCTGTGTGCAGTTTTGCGTAAACGTTGCTAACCGAAAACGATTGTGCGCGGAGAGCATCCAAAAATTTGTTTTCTGCGTAATTAGAAATAGACATTTGTTACCTCACACGAAATAATAGCAGAACGAGAAAAGGGGTCAGGCAAGGGGAAAGCCTGACCCCCCTCTCAACTTACAACTGAACTATAAGGTTCAGGAACCGAGGCTTGATGACGACTCAATGCGACGAAGCGAAGCCTCGCGGAATCGAGCATAGCCACCCAACCAGTACCAACCGACAGGTTGGAAACGTGACAACACGTCAACTACTGGACCGCGTACGACACGTGGGAACGGGCCGTTGCCGTCAACGATTGAGTGTGCCTTCGCCAAAGCCTGACGGCCTGCGATGTGTGTGCAGTAAGCATCAACTGTTCCAGTCGATCCTGAACCGTTTGAGGCGTTCTCAAAGATTTTGGCTCGTGGAGTCTCAATGAAACGGACACCTTCAAAAGCGCCGATTTCACCGTTGTAGATGCCTGCTGGATCGCTGTACACGTGCGGGTCACGCCACGATGCTACGCCTGTCTCCTTGCGAAGATCGTACGAAACGTCTGGGTGAATGTAACCCATGTACATGCCATTGAAAGAAACTGCGTTCGCTTTGCGAAGTGCAGCAACAACCTTGCGGATGTCGTTTGCTTCAATGATGTCTGTTGCTTCAATTTCGGTGCGAGCAGTTGGGGTTGTTGAACCGCCACCGCCGTAGACAACGTTTGTTCCTGCGGATAGTACGTCGCGGATAACACCGTCAACCGAGATACCTGCGTTGTAACCAACGAGGTTAGCGGCTGCCGAATCCACATCAAGGAACGATGTGCCACGAAGTTTCGCTGTTGTGTTTACGGCGTTGCCGTACTCATTCAACGTTACTTCAACTTGGCTGTCGCCCATAACTACTGGAGTTACGTCTGTGTCCTCAGTAAGTGTCGAAGTCTTTTCAGCGAGATCGTTGAAAATTGTAAACTTGACCGATGAACCTGGCATTGCTTGTGCGACCGGCATAACGTCTGCGACCGCATCGAACAAAAGTTCGCTACGAAGCGCAAAATACGCAATCCGATCAAACGCAACCTGATCTGTGAGAAGGTCGCTTGTTTGTGTTTTTGACATTTCCTGTTATTGCTTTCTCCCGACAGGAACGGGAGTCCTGCGGGCTAGATGTTTTCTGCTTCTTGCCTTGCTTGAGCCAAAATCTGCATCACTTCGTCTTGATTTCGAGCCTGATTAAGTTTCGTGTTCCAATCAGCAACAGGTTCGCTGGTTTCACCCGCACGTTGCGCCTTTGTGAGACGGTTCCACGCATCTGCCTCAGATTTAACCTGAGCGTTTTGCGCTTCTTTGTGGATGAGATTCGCTTCTTCTGCAGCCAACCGAATTGCTTCGGGTGTGAACTCGCCGTCATAACCTTTGACGAAGTATTTAGACATCGGGGAATCCATTGGAACTCCCGCTTTCATAAACGCATACTCGCGTTTAATAGCGTCTGCTTCGGCAAGTGCTTGCTCTTTTGCTTTCAACTCTTTTTCAAGTTGACGCATCCGCGCCCGCACAGGGTCTTTCGGTGTTTCTTCAGTCTCGTCATCGAACTCGTTGACGTTTGACATGGCTCACTCCTTCTGCCCACGTCACATTGGAGGATCGTGACGGCTGCATAACTCACCCTTGTTTCACGATAAAGTCGGGGATTCTCTACCGGTGTTCTTTTGGGAACAAACAAAGTGTAGCACACCCTTATTCAAGGATGTCAACAATATGGTTATTGTGCTGTGCCGACACCTGTTTCAACGGTTCCAGATGTTGCACCGGTTGTTTTAGCGAACCCGCCACCACCCTGGAATTCGCCTAAACGCGCACGTTTACGTTGTTCCAAAGCCTGTGCTGCGGCAACATCGTAACCGAAAGCGGCCCCAACTTTTTGTGCTTCAGTAAGGGCTTCTTCGCCACCCATCTCCTGATATAGACCAGCGAGTTCTCCTGCGCGTTCAAAAACTCCTTGAGCCTGCTCAGGTGTGTATCCTCGACTTACAAGTTCTTCAGCCGTCAATGCCCCAAGATTGAAACCACCTTGTTCACGGGCACGGGCACCAATACGTGCTGCCTGTACTTGACGATTCAATGCCGTCAATGCCCGTTGAGGGTCAATGAAATAGGCTGCCAAAGCATTTTCGCTGTTGCCAACCTCAGGATAAAACTGACGCAAAGTGTTCAAAACTGCTGGATCGGCGTCACGAACCTTTACGAAACCTTCGTCTATTCGTGCCTGAAATTCGCTTGGTGAAACATCACCCTCAATCAACTTTTCAAAATCAGAAGGCTCATCATAGAATGTTTCAGGTAAACGGTTTGCCACCAAAACAGATCGGTATTGCTGTTCCAAACCGATATATGTTGCAGGGTCTAGTTCTTGTAGCCCTCTGTTTGCACGGGCTGTATTTGCTTTGAATCGGGTACGGAACTGTTCGGTGTCTCGAAGGTTAAACAGAATTGCATCAGTATCCACTATGCCTTGCGCAAGCAAACCTCTGATGTTTCCTTCCAATCCTTGCAAACCTGCCCGTTGAAGAAACGCAGAAATTATACCGAAAGCGTTTTCTCGTCGTGCTTCAGCAGCCGCAGTTTCGGATGCTTGCATTGCCGCAAATTCTGCGGCTCTTTGTTCTCGATCTAAACGAGCAATGCGTTCAGCCTCGGTTTCGGGTGTTTCTGTAGTGGTTGTGATTGGTGTTTTTCTGACAGGTTGTACTTCCTGAACGGAACCAGGTGTGCCAGCCGCTTCTAAAAGGGCTGGGTCGATTTGCCCTAACTGTTCAGGTGTAAGTGGCGCAATGCCAAGATCAAGCAGATCGCCGCTAAAACTTGTGTCACTCATTTTCTGTACCCAAACGCTTTCTCCAATTCCATGACCAAATTGGATGCCTGTTGTTTAGCCTCGCTCGTAAACTGCCAACCATACTTGTCATCAGATTTCAATTTAGTAATCCAATCAGTTAAAGACATAGGTTTTTCACCCATCAACGCTGAAGCAAATTGTGTAGGGGTACCATTGGCATCAGTCAAAGCAACA